GGTGTGTAATGTGGTCTCAAGAATTTGATACCAACACGCATGAAAACTATCAGTATCATTACAAAAATGCTGACCACCCAAAACATATCGACTTCACTATTGATGAGGTCGTTATGATGGCTCATGATGCAGGAACTGCAGGAACGCATTGGGCTCTTTCAATAGAAAAAGATGTGGGCAATGGCAGGACTAGGCGATACTATGGCATAGGTGTTCATATTCGTGATTGTCTACGATTGTTCCACCGAGAACTGACTAGAGTACAAAGTGGTCAGCCTCTTACCAGATATACTGCTGTAAGGGCTAGAGAACATTATTGGGTAGAGCCAGATATGTGCTTACCTGCTATTGATTCTTCTGACTATCAAGCTACAACGTCAGCTAATAAAAAAAGAATGGTGGCGTAATGAAAATTACGCTATCATTACTTCTTGCTTTAGTTTTATCTAGCTGTTCCTCCTATGAGGTAAGACTAGGCAAAAAATGTATTGATAACGAGCAAGGAGGTCAATCGTGGTCTCGAATATGGTTTGTTCAAAAAGATGTAGAATTTACAGAATGCGAACAATCTAACTTGACATAAGAGTATTATTAGTATATTATTATAGTTGAAAGGGGTGACTCACAAGCGAGTTTCATCGACACCCCTTTCTCCTTTTATTTAAGATTACGTAAGGGGAGGGGTCTGTAGACGTACAGAATGATTGTGAAGAAAAGAGAATCCCGTCACACCCCTTACGTAATTTTAAAAGTTTCAGTAAAGAAGCGTCATAATTAGGCTTTGTTGGTTAAGACATCGCTGACCATAGCTAGCGTATGGTTATAAACTCGGGCTTTACTGATTTTACGAGTCAAGGCTGACCCTTTCACAGCCTTGACTTTTTTTTTGGTCTAGTGTATACAGACCTCATGAACTATTCACAACAATTATTAATTATAAAAAATTTAATTCCTAATACAGATATAGATACAAGAATGGATTGCCCATTCTGTCATAATACAAACACCCTCACAATAAAAAAGAATAACGCAGATTTAATGTGGTATTGTTTCCATGCGTCTTGTTCAGCCAAAGGCAAACATCAAGAAGAAATGTCAATGGAACAAATATACGAAACCGTAGTAAGCAAACAAAAAGACACCGCAAGCAAAAGGCCCGCCGCTTTTAAACTTCCTCAATCTTTTATATCTATACATTCAGAACCTAAATGTATAAATTATATAAAACAAAATAATTGTGCAAGTGCAAAACAAAAAGGAAAAGTAAATTTTATGTATGACGTCAAGCAACATCGCATAGTGTTTTTAATAAAGCAAAAAGACAGGATTGTTGGTGCAATTGGAAGAGGATTAAGTTCGCATGTGTATCCTAAATGGTTTATATATGGAGATAAATCTTATCCTTTTATTTGTGGCAATAGTCCGACTGCCGTTTTAGTAGAGGACTGTGCCAGTGCTTGTGCAGTTTCTGATTTGTATTCGGGTGTCGCACTAATGGGAACAAGTTTGCCAGATAGTTTTATACCTGTTATCAGAAAAAAATATAAAGAAGTAATTGTTGCTTTAGATAGAGACGCAACAACTAAGGCATTTGACATAAGCAATAAGTTAAGATATTATATACCTACAAAAGTAAAGATACTTCAAGATGATTTGAAGTATTTTAATAAACAAGAAATAGAAAGGCTATTCGATGAGTAAAGAATTAATTGTAGAAAAGAAAAATGTTTTTGGACAAGAGTTGATTTATCCTGTATGCGAAAACGCAAAAAGATTTGCATTGCTAACAGGACAAAAAACGTTATCGTCTACATCAATTATTATAATTAAAAGATTAGGTTTTACTTTTAAACATGCAGAAATAAAAATATGAAACAAATGTTTTCAGACCAGTTAGTTGACTTGATGTCAGAATATATATATTCTACTTTAGGAAATAAAACATTAACAAAAGCAAGTATTAAAAAAAGTATTAGGTCTTTTGAAAACATGTGGATTACAACTGTGAGAGGAGCAAAGAAAAATGTTAAAAGAAAAAGCTGAGTACACAGAGATGTGGAAGACTGGTTACAAAAAAGAAAAACCAAAAATTAATAAACAGAAAAGAAAATGCATGTCGTGCTATCAGTCTTTTATAAGTGAGGGCATACATAATAGAGTATGCCTTGCTTGTAAAAGCACTGGGTATTGGAAAACAGGTAACGATTATAGTATTATAAAATAATGAAACGAACAAAGTGTTTAAAAAATTTATTGAAACTAAAAAAGAAACTTGATAGAAAGGCATTGAGATTTCCTAAAACAAATCCACAATGGAGAGATAGAATAAATTGGGATAGAGTTAGGAGTATCTTAGTAAGGCGATACAATGGAAAAGGAATTAATTAAATTATTATTAAATAAAAACTTTTATAATAAAAATAAAAGTAAATTAACAAAAGAGTTTTTTACAAATGGCACAGGTGCTTTGTATGAAACTATACAAAGTGCACATCAAGATTCAGACCAGGATTTAAGTATTGGAGAAGTTTCTACTTTGCACTTAGAGGTATATAATCCTGCACTAACAAAAGCATCTAAAGAAAACTTTAATGTTTTAATTGATGAGATAAAAGATACATCTTTGCCAAATGAAAAGATAGCACAAAACATTATACGTTCTTTATTTAAAAGAAGTATTGCACAAAATGTAGCTAGGCTTGCAACTGATATCTACAATGGAAGTGATTCTGATTTTACAGAGATTAGAAAACAACTAGATGTTACATTTGAAGAGGTAAATGATTATGATTATGTAACAGGTAATATTACTGATTTAATAGACCAATTAAAAGACAACACTAAATGGAAATTTAATTTAGAACCTCTTCGTGACAAAGTAAATGGTGTTGGTGATGGCAATCTTGTAATTATTTTTGCACGACCAGAGGCAGGCAAGACTGCATTTTGGGTAAATTTAGTCTCGGGTATTGACGGATTTGCATCTCAAGGTGCTAAAGTTTGTGCACTTATTAATGAAGAGCCTGCAATTCGTACACAAATGAGACTAATAAATGCACATACAGGCATGACATTTGATGAAATTAGGGCAGATAGCCAAGAAGCTAATAAAAAATGGGCCGAAGTGAGACAAAAGATTAAGATACTTGATACTGTTGATTGGTCTCTTGATGATGTCGATGAGTTTGTGCAAAAAGAAAATCCAGATATTTTAGTTGTAGACCAACTAGATAAAGTAAATGTAAAAGGTTCTTTTGCACGAACAGATGAGAAACTTCGTGCTATTTATACAGGTGCAAGAGAGATTGCAAAAAGAAATAACTGTTGTGTTATAGCTGTATCCCAAGCATCAGCAGATGGTCAAGGCAAGTTTGATTTGACTTTTGATATGATGGAGGGTAGTAAGACAGGTAAAGCCGCAGAAGCTGATGTCATTATTGGTGTAGGGCATCGAGATAAATTAGACACAGATGAAAGGATTAGAAGTTTGGCTATTAGTAAAAATAAAATAACAGGGTGGCATGGTCAGTTAGTTTGTACTATCATACCAGAACTATCGAGGTATGATTTATGATAACTGTATTTGATGTTGAAACAAGTTTTCAAATAACAGAAGAAGGTAAGCTAGACCCATCAGCAAAAAATCCAAATAACTTTTTAGTATCTATTGGTATCAATGATGAGTATATATTCTTTAAACACAGAGAATATCAAGGTGTACCAGATAGAAAAAAAGTGCAAGATATTCTAGATAAAACAAAACTTCTTGTTGGTCACAATATAAAGTTTGATTTGCTATGGTTGTGGGAAGCAGGCTTTACTTACGATGGTAGAGTTTATGACACTATGGTTGGTGAGTATGTTATGAATAAAGGTATTAAAAGAAGTTTAAAATTAAAAGATTGTTGTGCGTATAGAGGTGTAATACAAAAATCTGATTTGACTGCACAGTATATAAAAGACAAGGTGTCTTTTGAAAACATACCAATACATATTGTAGAGGAGTATGGTAAGTTAGATGTAAAGGCAACCAGGTCTTTATATGAAGCACAAATGTTGCAATTAAAAAAACCACAACATAAACATTTAATTAACACTTTAAAAACTATGTGTAGATTTTTAGTTGTTTTAGCAAAGATGGAAGACAATGGCATTTACATTGACATGAATACATTAGATAATTTACAGCAAGAGTTTGAAAACGAGTATGATAAACTTCGTGTTGAGATAGATGAGATTATACATACAAGAATGGGCGATACAAAAGTTAATCCTGCAAGTCCAGAACAATTATCTTGGCTTGTGTATGGTGTAAAAGTAAAAGATAAAAAACTTTGGTCTAAAACTTTTAACTTAGGCATTGACCCTATTACTAAAAAGAAAAAGAAAAGGCCTAGATTTACGGGCACACAATTAAAACAAATCTTTGCACGTCAATTAGAACCTGTACAAAAAACAAAAGCACGCCAATGTGAGACGTGCCTTGGTAAAGGTGTTATTAGAAAACTTAAAACAAATGGTCAGCCATATAAAAATTTAAGTAGATGTGTAGATTGTAATGCACAAGGTTTTATCTATTCTGATTTAAAAGATAAAGCAGGTTTTACTGCTAGCCCAGATTCCGTCATGGATATTGCAGAGGGAGGATTTAAAACAGATAAAAATACTTTAGAAAAAATGGCTAGATTAGGAGACCAGTTTCTAAAAGTATTTGTAGAGAAAATCACTAGATACAATGCGTTGGAAGTTTATTTAAATACATTTATTGATGGTATAAAGAAGCACACATCAGATAAAAATTATTTGTATCCTAGTTTTATGCAGACAGTGACAGCTACAGGCAGACTATCTAGTCGTGACCCTAACTTTCAAAATCAACCAAGAGGCAATACGTTTCCTATTCGTAAAGCAATAGCATCAAGATTTGATGGTGGTAGCATTATGGAAATAGATTACGCACAATTAGAATTTAGAACTGCTGTGTTTCTTGCACAGGATAGACAAGGTATAAAAGATATCGAGAATGGTGTAGATGTTCATCAATATACTGCTGACATTATAGGTTGTTCAAGACAAGATGCAAAGGCACATACTTTTAAACCTTTGTATGGTGGTATGTCTGGCACGGAAAATGAAAAGAAATACTACTCTGCATTTCTAAAAAAATACCCAGATATAAAAGCATGGCATGAAAAATTACAAGATGAAGCCATAAGAAGAAAAGTTGTTACACTACCGAGTGGCAGACAGTATGCTTTTCCAAAAGCAGAAAGAATGCCTTGGGGTGGTTCTAGTTTCTCTACACAGATAAAAAATTATCCTGTGCAGGGATTTGCCACGGCTGATATTGTTCCTTTAGCTTGTATTAATATACAAGAATTACTAGAAGAAAACAATACAAAGAGCCTACTTATTAACACAGTGCATGATTCCATAGTGGCTGATGTATATCCTGGAGAGGAGGGTGTTGTCGCTTCCTGCCTCGGCAGTGGTTGTTTAAAGGTTGTACAAAC